GGCCGATAACAAGCGCGCCGCCGTTCGGCATGAGGATACCGGTAATCTCTCTCGGTGGCGAAACGATAACGACGCCACATTCATCGCAACGGCAGACCCAGCCACCGTGCTGGCGCTGCTGGATGAGCTGGAAGCCGCAGAGAAGCGGATTGCTGAGTTTTCACACCATCTCCAGTGCGCACACGCCTTTATCGAACATACAGAAGCGTTTGGTCACGCTGCATCAAACGGGATTCTGTGCTGCGGTGATGCGCAGTGGAATATTGATGAGTCTAAGTCTGCTCTGGCAGCAGCCGGTAAATGAGAGGCATCATGATCACCTTCACCAAAGAACAGCTTATCGCTTCTGCGCACGCGCGTATTGAGTTTGCAGAGATGATGCTGGCTGGAGAGTTAGAGCCCCTCAAAGAGCGCACATGGTCAATTGAACTGGAGCTGGCGCGTATCGCGCTGGCATCGCTCGAAGCGGAACCTGTGGCGTGGACGTGGGAAATTTATGGCGGAGGAAATATGTACGCCAAAATCAAACCTGAATCATTAGATGCGAGGCCGCTCTACACCGCCCCTCCATCGCCGGTATCTGTGCCCGCTGCGATGGAAATGGATGATGACTTTGACAGCGCGTTTGAACACGGAAAAGCTGTCGGCTGGAACGCCTATCGCGCCGCCATGCTTCAGGGTGCCAATGGTACCCTCACCAATGAGGGTACCATAACAGCCACGCAGTTTAAGCCGGTAGCAGACCTGTACGGCTTAACCTCACCAACTGGCGGTGAAACATCGTTCACTTTCGACGCTGTTGAAGCTCGCGATTTTATTGATGGCGGGTGGTCATGTCAGGAGTATGTGGAGCTTGAACGCTTCCAGGAGGCCGTGAGCGGCAACTCTCCGGTGATCCCGGATGGTTGGGTGGCTTGCAGTGAGCGGATGCCGGAAGATCTAGACCAGGTTTATTTATTCACCAATGGGGAGGTGTTAAAGGACGCGTTTTATAACGCAGATAAGCAATTATTCTATTGGGAGTATTCCGCTGATACGTGCAAAGCCAGTGAAGCATCTCACTGGAAGCCAATGATAATGCCAGCAGCACCGCGGCAGGAGGCGTGATGAAAATTGACCCTAGAAATTATCCTTTAGGAACGAAAGTTACTGTTCGCCTTACCACTGGCGAAGAGGTTAATGGTGTACTGAAGGACCATAGCGATTGGTTGACCGGGTGCCCTGTTGTTGAGACTGACGGAGGCGAGAAAATCGGCATAGGCTATCAGGGAGATGTTGTTTCTGTCGTACATGAGCAGGAGGCGAAGCCGTGAGTAAGCACATCATCAAATATGACTATCGTGACGGCGTAAAACTTGCGAAACATGAAACAGAAACCTGGTGCGGATATAAGCCTCAATTCTCTGACTGGCTGTATCAGGACGCTCAGCACGCTCTGTTAAGCATTGAGCAGGGTTCGCTTGTTCAGCCGTGCAAGCAGTGTCTTAAGGCTATTGTAAAAATTGCGCAGCAGGAGGCGTTATGAACGAGCTTCAGAAGATTTGGGTCGATGCATATCATAGCTACCTTGAAGACTGCAAGTCACCACCATATAAGCCAATACCATCTACAGTAGACCTTGATTCTGCGCGAAAGCATGCCGATAGAGTATTGGAATCACTAATGAAGTTACAGCAGGATGAATGATGTTTAACTTCACCCTAAGGCCATCATTCGCTTTGCTGTTTCTTTTCATGTGGAACTGTGGCGCATGGATAGCAATTGCAATTCTTGTGTATGCAAATCAGAGAGGGTTTTACGATGGTGTTATTTGCGGAGCTGTCATTATCCAGGCGATATACGGGGTAATTAAAACATGCAGGCAGTTTTTCAGGCTTCCTGTTTCCTAACCCATTCGACGCATAACTAAACGTCAAGCAACGTTTGATTTCCAATAATCATCCATCCATAATTAAGTCATCGGAGCCTGAACAACTCCGGTGACTTCTGCGCATTTAAGGGGACTTAAATGCGACCACAATCTGAACTCCTCACTTTGTCACAGATGCAGAAATGCACCTGCGATTTTCTGCATTCTGCGGTTTCCGTTAAGGAGGCCGTATGACTCTGCCAGTAGACGGCATCAAACTCCATCGCGGCAACTTCGCGGCCATATGCCAGCAGATTCAGCCATTGCTGGATGCCGGGCAATGCTTCCGCCTGCAGGTGAAGCCGTGGCGCGAGAAGCGCAGCCTGTCGCAGAACGCTCTCAGCCACATGTGGTACACGGAAATCAGCGACTACCTCATCGCCCGCGGTAAGGCCTTCGCTACGCCTGAGTGGGTCAAGGACGCGATGAAGCACACCTATCTCGGCTATGAAAGCAAAGACCGGGTAGACGTCGTGTCCGGCGAGGTAACCACGGTCCAATCCCTCCGCCATACGTCAGAGTTGGAAACCGGCGAGATGTACATCTTCCTGTGCAAAGTCGAAGCCTGGGCGATGAATATTGGATGCCACCTGACCATTCCGCAGAGCTGCGAGTACCAGCAGCTGCGCGATAAGCAGGAGGCATGATGTCTACTCCACTTTCTCGCGTCATCACAAACGAAATCTTCCGCCTCCCGGCGCGCCGCCAGCGCAAGCCAGAGGTTAAGCCGTCCGACATCCCTACCATGAAAGACTACACCGCCCGATTGGTGGATCAGAAATGGCTGCGTCTCGCGGCAAGGAGGAAACGTGCGTAAACCATCCCGCCGTAAGTGCAAAGTATGCGGTGAATACTTCGTGCCGAAATTCCACGACATCAGGATCCGCTGGTGCTGCCCGGAGCATGGCGCAATCCTCGCGATGGAGGAGCGCGAAAAGGAGAAGGTGAAAGCCGCGGCTAAACGCATTAAGGAACGTAAAGAGAAAGAGCGCGCGGATCGCCGGGATCTGAAAGCAAGAAAAGTGGCGCTAAAAACGAAACCGCAGTGGAGAGCTGAAGCGCAGGCGGCTTTCAATCGGTACGTCCGTCTGAGGGATGCTGGTAAGCCGTGCATCAGCTGCGGCAGGCTGCCGGAGCAGAAGTTTGGCGGAACCATGGACTGCGGCCACTACCGCACCCGCGGCGCAGCGGCGCACCTCGCTTTCAACCTTCACAATACCGCAGCCCAGTGTGTCTATTGCAACCGGGATCGCGACGGCGCGCAAAAGGCATTTGAACAGGGCCTTATTGAGCGCATCGGTGCCGAAAAAGTTGAGGCGATAAACAACGATAACTCCGTCCGCCGGTTCGACATTCCATACCTGCAGCGAATCAAATCCATTTTCACTCGTAAAGCCCGCGCGCTGGAGAAGCGCCGCGCCCGCCGACAGGAGGCAGCATGAGCACAGAAACTGAAATTGAACTGGGCAAGATTGTCGCGTTCCCGACGAAGAATAACGACCTACAGGACGGGCTGGTTATTCAGCGCGAAGGGCAGAAGGTTATGTGCCTGCACTCCACTGTTTGGGTGAATGAAAAAGACCGGACTTTACGCTGCCGGAAGTGCGAAACGTTGATCGAGCCTTTTGACTTCCTTATGACGCTCTGCGACCAGGAGTCTCGCTACATGGAGAACGTGAAATATCTCCGCCGCGAGGAAAAGCAGCGCCGCCAGAACATCGAAAAGCTCATTCAGATTGAGAAGAACGCCAAGTCCCGCATACGCCGCGCCGGGGATAAGTCACCACTTCCTCTCTGGCAGAACGAGAGGGTGGACGAATGACACGTGACCAGATTATCCGCTACCAGGCAGAAAGCGTTAAGCGCGCCAGCATGCCGCCAGTAGCAAAGCACAGCCAGACCAAAACCAACCAGCCACAGAAGGAAGCCGCATGAACAGTCAGCAACTGGAATACGTACGTCAGCAGCTCATTGTGGCGACCGCAGACCTCAGCGGGGCGACGAAAGGGCAGCTGGTAGCTTTCGCCGAGAACGCGCAATTCACCGCGACGGCGCGCAGCCGGGGGCGTAAGAAAATCACCGATCCGGTCACCGGCCGAAAAGTGAACCCAGACGGCCCGGCGATGAGTGGCAGCCAGTCCCGCGCCAAGGGATCATCTATCGCGCTTGTCAGCCCAGTAGAGTTTGGCACTGCGTCATGGCGCCGCGCTGTCCTGTCGCTGGAAGACCAGCAGAAAGCATGGCTGCTATGGAACTACAGCGAGAACATCCGCTTCGAGTACCAGGTAGCGATCACCCAGTGGGCGTGGGCAGAGTTCCGGGAGCAGCTCGGCGCGAAGAAGGTGGCTGGCAAGACGATGGAGCGCCTGAAGAAGCTGATCTGGCTGGCGGCGCAGGACGTCAAAACGGAGCTGGCGGGGCGGGAGACGTACGAATATCAGGCGCTGGCGGAGCTGGTTGGCGTAACACCAAAGAACTGGTCAGAGACGTTTACGGACCGCTGGGTTGAGATGCGTCGCATCTTCCTGCGCCTGGACAGCGGAGCTTTGTTGCAGGTTACGCGATCACGTTCACAACAAAAGGCGACAAATTTCGACAGAAGTCTTGCAAAACTGGATTGAAACGCATATATTTCATGTAAATCTGATATCGTCGCCATAGCTTCGTAGGTCGACAAAAAATTACAAGCCTCGCCATCGTGCGGGGCTTTTTCGTTTCAGGGTCAGAAGCACAGCGGTTGTGCGTTCGGCTGTTAACCGAATGGTCGAAGGTTCGAATCCTTCCTGTCCCGCCAAATTCGCCGGTCTAGTTCAGTGGCAGAACGGCAGCCTTGTAAGCTGCGCGTCAGAGGTTCGAATCCAGCCAGATGAGCCAAATTCTAATCTGGTGTAATTCCACCATTTCGAGGATGTCCTCGGTATGGTTACAATCCCGCCCCATCCCCTAGCTGTGTGGGATTTACCGCATTTGTGATGATGCCGATATGGTGCATAACTGACTCGCGATTAGGTTGTGTCGTCAGCTCCACGAAACGGAGTCCATAACAGCAAAAGCCACTACCATATTGTGCATAGTAACGGAATGACGCATACGGAATAGTGGAGTGGTTTTTGCGTTGTGGTGAATGTTCTGATGGCGTCGTAAAGCGATAGCCTTGAATGCCGGATAGCAGCACCGGCCACCACAAACCAAACCCACTACCTGGGACCCTTCGGCCAGAGAGCCGACATTGCCTTACCCTCATCTTCCCGGCCTGTCGCCGGGTTTTTTATTCCAGGCCCCGGGAACCATCATCGACATGCCTTCTTGTTAAATCGTCCCGAGGGCCTGATCCCTTACTACAAACAGCACCCCGTTCTTTCGGAGGTGATATGGCTAAACGTATGCAAGATAAAGAAAGCATTGCCGGAGTGTCATGGCTGATTGTCCTTGCTCTGTCATGCTGGGGCGGCCTCTTCCTATACCTT